GCTTGTAAAAATGTGCGTATCTTACAATTTACTAGCTTTTTCATTAATCGTCAATGCTATTTACTAGCAGAACCCAAAGGAATTTCTGCGATTCTGAGCTCGACATCCCTTCTAATATGTTCTTTTTTAGTAGCAGTGCCAGCATCGTTTACATCGTCATCTGCCTCTTTGTCTGACTGGTATTCTTTACCAGTTTCAGTGTTAGTCAGAGTAACCCATACTTCAGGTTTGATGAAAGGTACCTCCTTACCATCTAACTTTTCATATTGTATACTTGCTTCTTGTTCTTTAAACGACATGTTATTTGTCCTCCCTATTAATTTCTAATAAACTGATTGTAACGTCAGGTCCAGTAATATCTGATAAAAATTTAAGTGTGTCTTGTTCTTCTAATATAAGTATATTTGTTACAAATTCCTCTTTACCTTTGGCGGCCAAAGTGGCTGAATTATCATAGATAAAATCTGTTCCACTTGCATAATCCCCAATGGTTATAGTAATATCCGCGGCCCCCGCTCCATTATTATATATATGAATTGATTTAATCAAGGTTCGTGAGTTAGCCGGAACGGTGTAAGCTGTATTAGTAGTCGCTGTAACTAAATCAGTATTTACTTTTCTATATACATTAGCCATTAAAAAATGTGAACCTTTCTTGATCTTCTTTTAATTGAGTTAAAAATGTAGAGTTTAATTGTTCTACAATTAAACTCATTGCTCTGTTTATTTGTCTTTGGTTATCCTCAGTGTATTCTTTTTTAGGTTCTGGTAATCTTACTACTATCTTTGTCATTATCTTCTACCGTCCGGTTGAATGTCTACTTGGAAAGTTCCGAATCTCCAGTTCTCCCCAGCATTTGTATTTTCTAATTTTAAATTTGCGTATCTTCCTCTAGCTCTGGTATCAATATGAGTAGTGGTTGGAAAAATCGTAAAAGGACTATAAGCAGAGTCTACTTCATCGGTTGCTGGATAATTAGTAACCCCAACAGTCACATCATTACTACCAGTTAAAACTTTAAAGTTAGGAAGAAATCTTCTCATCGCTAGAAATACCTCACTTTGTTGTGCTTGTAAAGAAAAGCTAAAAGACTTGATGTATGAAGTTAATTTAGTAGTGGATCCATCTGGATTTAATTGATCGGTCCCCGTTTCGTGTTCAAAATATACAGTTTGACCCAATCCCGATTCGCCGATAACTGTAGGAAAAGTTCCAGAAGAGCTACTATTAAATCTAGTTGCGTAGGGTCGCGGATAAATTAAAGTATCCATCCAACTTGTTCTATTAAAATTCTCATTTACATTTGTATACCATGTACCTAATGGTGCTGGTTTTGCTTCACCATAATTATAAGCTACTGATCTATTATTAAAATCAGATCCAGAACTTGGATACCACCAAATAACTTCCGTAAATAAATTATTTAAACCCGCACAAATTTGTTGACCTTTAGTTGTATCGACATCATCAAAAACATAATCTTCAACACTACAAGGTAGTGAGTTTACAGTACCATCAAATGCAAAGAAACCATTGTTAGACATCCAATAAGCGACACCATCAATTTCAATACAAGCATTCTTACCTATTAAACCACAGTTAGTACCAACCTGTTCAAAGCCAAATGTAAAAGGTGCACCAACAAATTTCATTGTGTATAAAGCATTATCAGTCCAAACCAGAATATTTTCTTTGGCAATTAATGCTCCGACAATTTTAGTTCCGTCTTGTAATCTTTGTGTACCAGCTGAGTTAGTAGCAAGTGGTGTGTATTGATTTAATTGTTCTGCGTTAGAAAACCTAATAAACATATCATCTTGTGTAGTTACATCACCAATAGTTGTTTCTGTTCCAAGATGTATTAAGTGTCTAGTTGTTGGAGATACTAGACTCATTCTAGATGATGTAGGGTTTCCTGCAGCTTCGTTAGCTTGTGCGCCTAAAGTATTTCCTGAAGTATAGGTTCCTATTGCGGTCCAATAAAATGAATTTTGAAGAGTACTCGATCCGGCTGATAAAGTTGTTCTTGATGCTCTTACACTTAATCTTGCTGAAGCAGAAGAATCCCATGTATAAGTTTTTCCGTTTGCAATTGTTGCCACCAATACATCACCCCAATTACTTAAAGACCAAAGTCCAGGTTCAAGAGTAACAGTTGATGCTTGAACAGCTGATCCCCATCCTGCATAATTTGTAGCGTTGGTAACAGTTGTAAGACTTGAGTGAGCTTGTCCATTAGAAGTTCCAGGAGTAGCCGTTCCTTTAGCTCCTCTAACACATCCGGTTAAATTACTACCGGCAATTGCTGTGTATGTAATTAATTCGTTTTCAACAGCAATCGTCCCACCCCCAGTTGGAAAACCGGTCGCGGAAGTTAAAGTAATTGAAGTTCCCACTCCACCTGTTCCAGCTGTGTCGGCTAGCAGAGCACCATTTAAAGTTGTTTGTAGTGCACCTGAAACGTTTCCACCATAATTTCCAACACCAAATCCATATCCATAAGTTTGTTCTGTTGGACCTACTGTTGCGTAAGGTTCAACAATCATACTTCCACCAGCACTTACTGCTGAACTGGCTTGGTTCAAAGAGTCAATGGTAAATGTTGTGGGAGAAGGAACACTTAAAACTTGAAAAAGTTTATCTTCAAAGTCAGTAGCGTTTAATCCTGTACCACCTGGAAGTGTTACAGAATTTAATAAAATAATATCTCCAGTTGATAAATCATGATCAGCTGTTGTAGTAATAGTACATGTTTTTACGGTTGTACTGTCTGTTGATAAAGTAGAAGATGTAAAAGTAGTTTGAACGCCGGCGTCGTTGTCTCTAAAAGGAGTTATATCATAAAGCTGGCCTTCAAAATAAATAAGTAAAAATTTGTCAGTGCCAATTGCTACATATCTATTTCCTGTTTTATCAACAAAAGCATATTGTGCTCTAGACACACCTACAATAGTATCGGTTAATAAAGAAGACCATCCACCTATTTTTTCTGGTAAACCATATCTGAATCTGGCAAGATCAGAATCAACCCAACGACCAATCGCACCAACACTAGTATCTTGTTTGTCTATTCCAGGAGCAAACTTAATTTCTGTAAGCATTAAACTCCTTAGTTAGTGTTAGTTTTATATATCCAACCTTTTGTTGCGTTGGAAGTATATACAAGAGTTACCGCTTGATTATTATTTTGTAAATTTACATTAGAAGCGGCTCCTACAATATTTAAACCGTTTCTATCAACTGTACATTGGTTAGATGCAAATCCCCCAGTACTAGATGTATCCATAATTGTAACTTCATCACCGGCGACTGGAGAAGCTGGAAGGGTAACTTGAATAGTTCCACCACCACCTGAGTTTGTAACACCCATTACTACATCCCCATTAACTGCTGTATAAGGTGAATTACTTCCATTAGTAACAGTGACATAACCTTGTTTTAAAATTCCTAATAACTTCATTGAGTTTGAAGTAGTACCATCTGTATAGAAAGCAGCCGTGGCACCTACAGGAAGAGGTATAACACCTACTCCCGTTCCACCTACATTTTGTACTCCAATAGTATAGTTAGAAGTTGATCTTGTTGTACTGTCTTTAACAATAAAGACTCTTTCAGCGCCCGTTGGCATTGTAATAATTCTACTCGCTGCCAATGTACCGGTAACTTCTATCATTAAATTTTTACCAGTTGCCGTAGAAGATCCTAAAGCGGATCCATTATCTAAGTTTAAGGTTAAATTTCCAGCAGCAATACTAACTGTATAATATCCTGATGCTGCTAATTCTAAAATTTTTAAATTGTCATTAGTAATACTTCCCCACAAACCAGCTTTTTCGCCAGTTGTTATTATTTCTAATTGTAAATCATTTGAATAACTTGATGCCATATTATGGTGTTCCTCCGTAAGGTTTTATCTCTACCCACACATTATTTGGTCCTGGATCTATTGGATTCCAAACAATAACTCCAGCGTCATTAACTGTAAGTGTTAGTGGGTTGCCACTTACACTTACAACTGCAGATCCTGTCACTGTAGGGGCAGTTGACGTAATTGTCAAGGCATTAGATGTAGCCGTAATATTAGCATCGCCTGAAATTACTGGGTTGCCAATACTGAATGTAAGTGGATTTGAATTCGCTGTAAGATTAACAGTCGTTGTGACCGTTGGCATTACACTAGTAATATCTAATGGGTCTGCCGCAACAACTTCAATAATACTTCCTGCAGAAATATTTATATTTCCTATTGCAAAAGTTAATGGATTTGCGCTAATTCCAATGTGTGCATTTAAAGGAACAGTACTAGCAAAAGGTATTTCTGAAAAACCCGAAGCGCCAAAAAACATGGTTACGCTCCGTTGTCGATGATGTTATTGCCCTCTATCTTGGCCCATTCTTGAATTTCTTGGTAATCTGTGTTTGCTTCGTCTAGTGGTACAGAACATGTTTCATTAATGTTATATACAACTACATAGCCATGAGATGTTGTAGCACCTACTAGATAATCTTTTGTAACTGAAACTATTTTATCTTTATCAATCATAATTATAACTCCGCATCAAATCTTATGTAACCACTAGCACCAAACCTAGCGGCAATTCTCCCAGAACTTGAGGAGGTTGCTTCTATAAAAGCACCTATTTTATCTTCTGCAACAGATACACTAGAAGCATTAGTTAAATCTGTATAACTAGAACTTGTTGTTGGTGATGCTCTCATTTCTACATTGAATATGTAACTATCTCCAACTCCATTACCAGAACCAGCCGCATATTGACCATCAAATGTAAATGCTCTTGGATTGTCTCCACCATAATTATTGTAATACCTCTGACATCTTTTTAAATTCACAGCATAACTTTCGTGTCGGAAAGGTGGCAGGGTTGCTGAAGTGTATGTTCCCCTTTCCAGTTGAACACCTGATAAATAAAAAACATCTGAGGTACTTGTACCCCAAGTTACTTGATTGGAAGTTCCATAAAAATTACCAGTGTTCCAAGCATCAGCAGTTGTCTGTTGAGCTGTTGTACCCAGTCTCGTTGTAAAATGAACTTCTAAAGATGAGCCAGTAG